CAAAGCTGGCATCTTCCACCACGTAGTCGGTGCCCGGCACCAGCGCTTTCGGAGTGGCGGTACTGTCGGTGATCACCACACTGGCCACGCCGGGGTTGGCGAGGTAGAACACGTCGCCAGCAACCAAGCCAGCCGGCAGAGCTTCCGCAGCGGCGGTGCCGCCAGCCTTCGCCAGTACGGTACCGAACAGGCCCAACTGCAGATTGTCGGTGTCGATCTGGTTTACCGTCATATCGAGCGTGGCGGTTTTCTTGGCCGGAAACGATCGCGCCAGCCCAAGCTGCCCGCTATAGCTTTCGCTGTGCTGCACCTTGTCCACGCTCAGCTTGATGCTCAGCGCGCTGACGTCGCCAATCCAGCGCCATTTGCCGAGGGCACCGGTGATGGCATCGCGCAAGGCAATGGAGACGCGGCCTTGGCCGTAGTAATAGGTTTCAGGATTCTGCATGGTCGTGCGCTCCGGTGGTCGTGTCGGTGTCGCCGCGTGGCGAGGCGTTAGGTGGGCTGATGACGTCGGCGGCGATCAGCCACTCGGCATCGGTGTGCGTAACGTTGATCACGGCACCGGCGGGGTGATCGACACCAGCGTGCGTGTGCGGTTTGTTCAAGGTGACTTTCATGGGGTGCTCCCAAGCAGGCGCACCTGCTCGCTCTGCAGGGTGCGGATGGCGAAGTCCACCAGGCGCTCGGGGCGACGGCCGTGCTTGAGCATCTGGCCGACGCTGGGGCCGTAGACGCCGCTAAGAGGCAGGCGCGGGAACGTGCCATTTTTTGTCAACACAGCGCCCTTACCACCACGCTCGAACACCAGCAGCGCGCCGTTTTTTCCGCGCGCGATGAAGCTGCCCGCATGCACCTCGGGCGGGGCGCCGCGCTTGATGGCGAATTTGGCGCCCAGCGCCGACTCGCCGCGCAACCTGCCGCGGTAGCGAATGGCGGTGAAGTGGCGGCGACTGCTGGTGGCAACCAGGCCGCTGCCCTTGATCCGGCTCCACGTGGCGCCGAACTGTATGGCGTTGATGCCGCGCGACTTGCCCACCAGGCTGATGCCGTCACCGGTGATGCGTGCGCTGAGCCCATCGGCGATGCGTCCGGCGAGCAGGTTGTACTCCGCGCCGATATCGCGTTTGGCCTCGGTGGGCAGCTTGCGCTGTACGGTGCCGATCGCGCGTTTCTGTGCCAGCAGGATGCGTGCAGGGATTTGCTGCATGTCCTGCATGGCGTCGAGCGCGCCAGTCAGCTCCACGGCAAGGCGGGTGTAACGGCTCATCGAAAATACCTCGCCACGATGCGCGCCTGTGCGGCGATCACCGGCGCACCTTCGGGCCGATCGAGGATGGCGATATCCGCCACGTGCATCGCGGTGCATTGCAGGGCGTTCAGGGCCGTTGGCTGCTTGGCGAACGTCGCCAGGCAGCTGTCGATATCTTCAATGACGCTGTGGATCTGCTGCTGCGCATCGTCCAGATCGGTGCCGATGGCGCATTCCAGCAAGATGGTGAAATCACGTACCGGCTTGCCCGGACGCTCGCGATCGAGGCCAGTGCCGGTGATGCTTTCGCTGTAGATCATCAGACCGAGCGCATCGGTGCGCTGGCTGTCAGTGGTCCAGATGTTGGCGCCGAGGTCGGTGAGGTAACCGTTGGCCACGCGAATGGTGGCGAGCTGCGACTGCAGCGCGTTGATCAGCGACCAGGTACGCGAGGGCGTAGTGATGATGGGCGGATTCCTCAGTGGATCAGCCATGCATCACCACCACGACGAGAATGCCGTCGTCGCTAACGATTTCTTCCACCTTGCTGGTGCGCCCACGCACACGGATGACGTCGCCGCGTGCAGGCATCCAGTCCGCTTTCATCATGCCAATGACGCGCTTGTTGCTGACCACGCGGCCGTACTGACCAAGGTCCTGCACGGCGTCATCCACAAACATCAGGATGGGATCGGAAACGACGTCGCCGCGCGCAATCGTGCCCGGCTCTTTGTCCCCGAGGACAGCGAGCAGTTCACGATGCATCGCGGCGAAGTCGTCCAGCATGGTTTAGACCTTGCTGCCGAGGCCGGGCGCGATCAGCACGCGGGCACTGGTGTCGCCAGCCGCTGCGTCGGCTTCCACCACGATGCCGGCATTGGCAACGTCACCGGCGATGCCCGCGCCGACGATAAATGCCGTGTCCGCCACTGACCAGGTAACCCGGGTGCCTTCGGGCATCGCGGTACCGGCTTTCTTGGGTAGCGTGAACACGCCGTTGGCCAGCATGGTGCCGGTGGCGCCAACGGCGATGTTGGTGGCGGCAACGGCAATCAACGCACCGGCGACGATGACGTCGTTGACGTTGATGGCAGCGGTGCTGTTGTTGGTATGGTCAAGCGCTTCGCCAGGCTTGATGTATCGCGTGGTCATGGGATCTGCTCCGAAACGGGAATAGGTGTGCCGCCGTGGCGCGGGCGACCCGCGCCACCACTGGGGTGATTACTTGCCCGGGTTCTTGATCGCGCCACGCCAGCCCACCGCCGCGGTGCCGTAGCGGTGCACGGCTTTCCAGGCGAGGCCATCGGTGCGGAAGTTGGTTTCCTGTTCCAGCGTCGGGGTCTGGATGCCGTCGAGAAACGCCACCTCGATCACCGGCTCGATGCCCGGATCAGCCAAGCCGTACCACGCGGTGCCGGACAGGCGCGGGGTGTCCACCAGATCACGGAACATGCCGCGCGACTTATTGGGCACTTCGAACTTGTTGGATACGTCGACGTCGTACTGCGCTTCGTTGGTCACGCGCGCCTGACCACCCAGTGACAACGGGCCGAGCCAAAGGGCCGCCGTGATGTCGAGGAAATCGTTGCCGGCCGGATCTTTCTGGTTGGCCAATTGCTGGCGAATCAGATCGAAGGCGGCGACCGTGGGAGCATCGCCGGTACTGGCAATATTGCCGTGGCTGGTGTGGAATAACGGCTTGCCATCGTTCATCGTCGGACCGGCGCCACCGTTCATCGCGAACAGCGCATAGACATCCTTTTCAATCGTGCGCCCGGCGGCCTGGCCCAGTGCCGCTGCGATGCGAGTGATGCCACCGAGGTCATCGTTGATCAGCACCTCAGGCGTGATCTGCAAGATGCGGCCCTTGCGCTGACCGATGATGGTTTCCTTCTGCGCATCACCCAGCACACCGGTTTCGTATTCGCCGGCCTCATTGACGCCCTTGAGGTCGGAGAACGAACTTAAGTGATATCGACCATGCGGCCGGTAGTCAGACAGCGTGCCAGTGGAACAGAAGCGCGTCCACGTGAATGAGGCGAGGTTGTAGCCACCCACCAGCGTCTTATGCAGCACGTTCTCCAGCAACACGGGGAAGTCGCCCGTGGTCTGGCCACCCGCAGCGAGTGCGCGGCGGGCGATCTCATCCCGACCCATGTCGCGGGTATTCGCGCCGGCGCGAATCAAGAACTGCTCCGCCATGTTGATCATGGTGCTGCGCGCGAAAGGATTGCCCTGACGTGCCCTTTCCGCTTCCGCGCCCTTGATGACACCCGCACGTGCCAACAGGATCTGCTCACCGGCAGCACGCAGCTTCTCCGACTCGCTGGCGCCCATCTCGATGTGCATGGTGGTGCCTGCGGGCTCGGACGCGCCGCCGAGGATCGGCAACAAGCTGGCGCGCACGCTGTCGACAGTGACTGAGGGATCAACCAAGGCAGCGGTGTACAGCGCACTCACTCCCTCGCGGCGCATATACGGTTCCAGTACGGCCTTGATTTCATCGTTGCGGGTACGCAGCGCGGCGTGGACGTCGGCGACGGTAGCGGCAACACCGCCGCCACCTTCGCCACCGTCCGCACCGAGCTTGTTGCGGAAGCCCGCGGCAAACAGCTTGCGAAGTTTCATATCTACATCTCCGGATTCGGCCGTGGCGGCCGTAGTGAGTGCGGCCATCAGGGCCTGTTGACCGCTGGCGGATGCCAGCGCCTGTTCGAGGGATTGCGCATCGAAACCTGCCGGCATACGCATGCGCGGCTTGGCCTGTTCGGGCAGCGCTGCTGGATGACGCGCGGCGGCGGCCACAGCGATCTGTTTGATGTGATCAGGCGCACCCGCCAGCAGGCGATTGACGCCAGCGGCCCGTGCGCTCGCGTTCTGATTGTCGGTTTCGTCGCCGAGGTCGGCCGTGGCGTCGACCAGCGCGTCGGCGAAACCCTCGGCGACGGCCTGCTCGCCGGTGTAGTAGTGGTCCTGCCCATCCGACAGCAGCGCCAGCATGTCGGCGTTGGGCTTCGCGGTTTTGTTCGCGTAGGCACCAGCCATCGCCTGGGCGTAGGTATCGAGCACGTCGGCCATGACGCGCATGTCCTGCGCGTTGCCCTGCGCGACGCCCCACGGCGCGTGGATCATCAGCAGCGAGGTGGCCGGCATCTGGATTTCGTCGCCGGCCATGGCGATCAGGCTGGCGCTGGACATGGCCACGCCGTCGACGGTGACCACCACGCGGGCGCTGTGCCGCTTGAGCGCGTTATAGATGGCGATGCCATCGCTCACGCTGCCGCCGTAGCTGTTGATGCGCACGTTGATCTGTGTGGTGTTGGCAGGCAGTGCTTGCAGCTGCTGCACGACGCTCAGCGCGGTTACCGACTCGCCCCACCAGCTGTCGCCGATATCCCCATACACCAGCAGCTCGGCCTCGGTGGTGTTGGCAATCGGGCGCAGCACCATCAGCGGGCGGATGGTGGGCACGTTGCCATCGGCGGCAGCGAATGCAGCAGACAAGCGGGCGTGTGGCCAGCAGGCCAACATCAGGCCAGCCATGGCAAGCGTGAGGGAATGTTTACGCATGGTTTGTGGCCTCGGGGTTCGCTGCCTGTTCCGGCGTGTCGTCGGCCGGTGGCGGCTGCTTTTTGTAGGTGGGCTGCGCGGTGGGCGCGTCTTGCGTGACGATGCCGGCGGCCTTGAGGTCGGCTTGCCATTTGCCCTGACTGCGGATGACATCGGCCGGGTTGCGACCCTGCCGCTGCACGATCTCGGCGCCGCTGATGTAGCAGCGGTCTTCCTGCATCTGCCAGCCGGTGACCTCTTTAATCGGGTCGATCCACGGCATGACCGGCGGCATGTACACGGCATGGCTGAGCTGCGCGAAACTGACGCCTTTCCTCGGCTTGATCAGGCCACCGGCGAGACACGCAGCGACAAAGCGGCGATACACCTCGCTGGTGCACTGATCAATGAATGCCTGACGGAGTACGCCATAGGCAGCGTCTTGCTCAACCAGCTCCTGCCGCTGCGCGCTATACGTGCCGTTGTAGTTTTTGCTGGCGCTGCTGTTGCTCACGTCGGTGCCGCATGCCACCGCGCGAATCTGGCCGTCGCGCCAGGTCACCGCGTTCGGATTCGGACGATTGCTGTCGATGGTTTCGACCGACTCACCCGGCAGCAGATCGTCAAAGATCATGCCCGGCGCAAAGTTCATGCTGCGCGGCTGGCCCGCTTTTTCTGGCTCGTAGCTCTGCGCGTCACCTTTCTTGATGACGGCGGCCATGCTCGCGGCGATACGCGCGGCGATGCGCTCGCTTTCCTCGTAGTCTTTCAGGTCATCAAGGCGAGCCAGCACGCTAGCGAACATGCTGACGCCACGGCGCTGGCCGATGCGGTCCACCAGCTTGATGTGGCCGACGCGATCGCTAGCCAGACGCTTGAGCGTGGGCATG